CCAGATTCTGCGGCTACTACTCCAGTTTCAGCTGCTATTATTCCTTGAGCCGCAATTTGTGCTTCATATCCAGCAATCGCTTCCGCTGCTGCTGCTGCTTGTGCTGCCGATGCTGGCTCTAAAGCGTTTGTTAAATAACTTGTAAATTTATCAGTAAGTTCTTCTTTTATTTTATCTAGACCAATTGCCTTTGATAAAAAATCTCCTACAATAGGAATGCCTTTTATCGCATCATTAATATCATCTAAAAAATCTAAACTTCCTTCTACAGATTCTTTGTATTTATCATGTAGTTTATTTAATTTAGTTTGTGCTTCAATTAATTTTTTTCTACTAGGTAAAGCTTCTTTTTCTAAATCGTAAATTTTAATTTGAGACTTTAACCTTTTTTGAAGTAACTTTTCTTCTTTAGTATTGGTTATTAAATTTTTTCTGTCTGTTGCAGACATTTGTTTTGTAGTATCTCGAAGTTCTTCCATTGCCATTGATGACAATTCTTGAGACTGACGCAACTCTTTCCATCCTTTAACTCTTTCAGATTCTATATCCAGTAACTGTCGAGACCAATCTACTTGATCTTGCATTTCAGTCGAAGCCTTCGCGTCTTTTTTACGAGCAGCTTCTTTTAAAGCTTTAATTTGTTTTGCTTGGTCCGCAATTAATTTATCAGAATCTTTAGCCATTTATTTATTTTTTAGTTTTGTACCTAGCTAATAATTTTGCGTGGCCTGGATGTTGTGCAATTAAATCGTCAATTGTCGTAAATGGTTTAACTTTAATTCCTATAGCACGTGCCGCAGAGTCTAAAGATTCTTTTTCATCGATAGCTTTTTTTAACTTTTCAGTTACTGCATTAAGAGATTCAGCTGAAACTTTCATTTGCAACATTAAATCTTTATACTCTGGAGATTTCTTTAATTCTTCTGCTTTTCTTTTATATTTTCCATCTAAGAAAAGCCCCATTAATGAACCTAATAGACTTTCATTTAAACTTGATGTTTGAATAAATTCTTCACAAATTGATGTAATAGAATCATTAATAGCATCGAGTTTAGTTGATGTTATCTCTTCTCGTATAATTTGTTTTATTTGAGAGGTTTTCATGTATTCGTTCTTTATTTAATATAAATATCAGTTTAATAAACAGTTGGTATCAATTTCATACGAATACAAAAATAGGACCTTATCTAGGTCCTATCATTGGTTTTGAAATTTTTGGTTTAGGTATTTTTTTAGTAGCTTTTGTATGAGCTTCTTTTTGTTTACTTAAAGCTTCTTCCATTTTTTTATAATAGAATTTACGAAGCCAAACGGGCATATTATATAATTCAGTCCAAGTAAACCCATGACCATGATAAACCATGTCAAATAACTGACTATGAATTAAAGGTTTATGTTTAGAATTGAGGCCAAAAAAAGCTAGTATCAATATTAAATACCAACGCCTCCTCTTCGTGGTCACATTTGCTACATGTAAAATTAACAGCAAATGTCGTGTCAGGCGCTACTTCTTTCATATACGTTCTAAACGCTCTAGAATCCATTGCAAATAACTCATTGTCGACAAAATTGCTTATGAATTTTTTATCTGATTCACCATCTACTGACACTATGATATTTTTCAATCTAGTAGTTAATTCTCTATCAACTGCAGTGGATGATTTATTAGCTTTTTTAGCAGCATCTAACTCTTTAGATATTTGTTTATCCGATCCAGTATTTAGTAATTTGAAATGTATTACTCGTTTTGATTGAGGTAATGTAAATTCAAATACACCTGGAGATATCATAATAGCATCTTCAGGTATTGATTTTTCAGGTAGCTGAGTTAAGTCGACATTAACGCTATTTTCTTGTTCACATTTTGGACATTCCGTAGTAATTGAATAGTCTTTACCATATCCTAAAATACGAGCAGCGACCATAATAGCATTTTTATCTCCAATAACTAAATCATTGTAATTAATAGGAGATACAATCATTGATTGCATTAGCTTTTCTAATACAATTCCTTGACGAATTAAATTTTGTGAAGTAAGAATATCTTCTTCTCGAGCTGTCATGTATTTCATTTCTATCTTACCTGAAGATAAAGGACTTGTCTCAGGATATACTTTACCTTGAGACGGTAATGAAATCATTTCTGTTGGGAATCCAGAGTTTTTAACCTCTTGGCGTTGCATTTGTTGAATGGCAAGTTCTTTTAACTGCGCATCCGACATTTCTGCATTATCCTTTTTAGGATAGTTATCGTTAACTGTTGGCATAACTAATGGTTTTATTTAATATAAATATGTAATTGTATTATTCTTCACTTACAGTGTCATCTGACTTCTTAAGTAATGTCTTGATCTTAACAATGATTTGAGAAAATTCTTTTTCTGAAATTCCAAATGCAATTGCCATAGCAGCTATAACCGCTGCTCTTTGAGCGGTAGATTTCAAAGCCTTTGCTGCGTCTGGATCTTCAATCATTTGTATTAATTTAGGACGAATAGCAGAATTAACTGCCTTAATAGCTAGATTTAAATTTTTGATAATAACTGGGTCTGTAATTTTTTCGCCATCAGGTCCTGTAGGCTGAATATCTGCTTCAGTAATTTGTTGAGTAGGAGCAAACTCTTTCAACAACCTTTTAAATTCTTTTGGATTCATTGTATTTTATTTTATTATATCATGACTTCTGCCGTTTTAGGCATTATAAACAGCGATTGAATTACCTTCAAATGTACCTTCGTTTAATTTTATTATAGGTAGTTATTTATCCCACTTAACCAAGCCTGCTACAGTTTTCAATGTGTACTGTGACCCATCTTCACACCATATGATTAAATCTGGACCACTTGTTTTAATAAATGCTTTTGTAATTTTCTTACCTACTAACTCTTTTACCCACATATTTTCAGCTATACCAGTTCCACCTTCGTTTAAAGTTTTTTTAACTTCTTCGCGGATTAAGTTTCTAAATTCTGATGTTTTCATTGTATTTGTATTTAATATAAATATCTAAACAGTAAAAAAGACCATATTTCTATGGCCTCTTTACATATATTGATGATACTAAAATTATTAGAATTGCAAAATTGCGTAATCGTATTTCAATGTTAATTGAATATTTACAGCATCTTCAGTAGCCCAATCAAAGTCACCAAAGTTAGCGTCTCCGATATAAGCACCTTTTAAAGTCCATTCTTCAACTTTATCACCTACTGGCCCTAAAGCATTGAAAGTAATGTCTTTCTTGTAAAAGTCAGAATAACCATCACGACCTGTTACAGACTCATGAGATAAACGAACCCATTCCATTACTGCTTGAGAAGCTGAAGGAACTACTGGATCGTATAAAGTAATTGATACATCATTCCAACGTCCTTTTCCTTTTAATTTTCTTTCTACGTTGATATGATCTAATACCACATCACCGAAAGTAATACCTGGACGATTAGTCGCTTTAATTAAATAAGCAGGGATACCTTCAATGTACATGATAAAACGGTTAGCCACTTTTGGTTCAAAAGCGGTAAACATTATTTCGGTTGGGTCTAATAATTCAGCCATTGTTTTTTTTGTTTAGTATTTCTTTAATATAAATATCTTTCTTTTGTAAAAACTATACCATTTATATATTAGGCATCAGTTTTTTTTATATTAATAAATATGATGATACTTAAAAACAAAAGAAAAGCCCCTATTTCTAGAGGCTTTATCTTTATTGTAATTTTAATTATTGAGCAAATGCTGCACCGGTAGGTAAGATGTTGAAATCAATAATAATGAATTCAGCAGTCTTAGCTGGTTGCAAGAATATTTGACCATACATAATGTTACGATCGATAATATCTGGAGTGTTATTTGTTTCATCCATTACAACTTTAAAGCTATATAAACCTTGGCGTTGTTGCACTGATTCCAAATAAGGATTACAGATATTTAAGAAACGGTTACGAGTTGCTGCTGTATTGTTTTCAAATACTAAATACTTAGTAGCTGATGCAATGTATTTCTTAACAGCAATTAATAAACGACGAACATTGATACGATC